AAGACTTCGTCACCAAAAAGTTCTGCACCTACTAGTGGTCGTGCAGTATCTATCATTTCTGCACTCTTTGTGTATAAAATTTCTTTAATTTTATCGCTGATTGCAGCTGAAGAAGCATCATCAACCATCATATCCATTAAATCATCCATGTTAAGAAAGTATAATATTGACTATTATTTATTTATATCTCTCCACCTTCAGGTGCTTCAGTTGCAGAACCTTGACTTTCAAGATCTGGTTCTGTGATCGGTTGACCTAGATCCATGTTAGGATCCATTGGTGCACCTGTGTTTGGATCAACCATTGCATTTGGATCCATTAAAGTTCCATCTTTAATTTCTTTTTTAATTTCCTTATCTATTTCTTTGATGTCATCTTCAGTTTGCTTAAGAACTTTTGTGCGAACAAAATGATTAGAGAAATACTTACCCATATATGGTTCCATTGATGCAACTACACCAAGTTGTTCATTTAATAATTCATTCTTCTTAAGATCTGAGAAATGATTATCATATAGAAAATCATATTGAATATGATCTTCCAATTCACTCCAATCATCTGGTGTAATAATATTTTTAAGAATTAGTTGAGTCTTCAACATATCATTGAAAACTTGAGAAAATCTTTTTCTTAATCTTCCTACAAATTTAGTAAACTTAAGTTCATCTCTTAATATCTCAGATGAACGACCTAAGTTAAATCCACCTTGACTGTCTAATCGGCTTGATGGAACATTTAATGCTTTGTATAATTTTGCTTGGAAGTATTCTATGTCGGTTAACTCACCAAGATTTTGTCCACCAGGTAAAGTTGTAATTTCGGTTCCCCGACCACCTTCTCTTCTTGGCAACCAAAAATCTTCAAGCATTGCCATATATTTACGGTCATCACGAATCTCTCCAGTGTCAGCATTATATACCAACTTGTTACGATAACGATTCATAACATCACGAAGATATTGTTCAGCCTTAATCTTTGGAAGATTACCAACATCAATGTAAAATATTCTTCTTTCTGGAGCACGAGATAATCTATAAATTACAAGACTATCTTCAACCATTCTTAATTGGTTGAGTGCTTTGATTGCTTTATGTAAGTATGATAAAACTGTTTGTTTATTACGATCTACTAAACCTGATGTGCAATATGTGATTGCATCTTTTGCAATTTTTACTGTGCCTTTAGCATTTTTAGTTGTGTATATTCCACTTCCCTTTCTACCACCATCTGGATTATAAACATAATATTCATTTATTTTTGGAGCAGCTGAATTTTTTGGATCATTTCCATTTTTTGCAACATCAAATGGTGATAGTTTATTTGATCCTGTTTTATCTGTTTCACGAACTAATCTTATTTTAAGTGGATCAATGTAACGAATATCTTGAATACCCTCTGAAGGATTATCTAAATCTATAACTTTATGATAGAAAACTCTACCATCAATGTACCAAGTACGAAAAATCTCATGACACTTCTTATCAAAGTTCATGAGAGATTTGATGTATTTAAATTCTTCTCGAATAGAATCTTTTAATCTATCCGATGCATTTAGATTTGATAACTCAATTTCAACTGGTGAATCATCTAAGTCAGAAACGATTGCTTCATTTACAACATCTTCAATTGCACTGTCACACTCTGGGTGTAAGCACATTTCACGATATCTACGAACTAAATCTTGCTCACTCTTGTAAACACCCTCAATGTCAACATATTGGCCATAAAACCCACTAGAGACATAAAAGTCTGATTTGTCTTCATCGCTTGGAGGGACTGGAGATACCACCCCCTTCGATTTACTTTCCTCTCCGTCAGGGATTTTAAATCCAAAAAGTTTTGCCATTGTATAAACGTTTTGCTACTATTATAGCACTATTTATGCTCCTGTGCCAATTTGTGTCTTAGATTGTGAATCTTGAACATCAACCCACTGAACTTGTAATTCCACTGTAAACTCCTCAATGGTATCAGAACTGTCATAAGATAAAGGAATATCTGAGATATTTGTTGGGAAAGTTCCGTGAAACTTATACATTTTTAGTACAGGTAACTGTGGATCACTAGCAGGGCCAGGGCCGCTTAGTGAAGATCTTCCTAATTGTCTCACAAATAAATCTTTTTGATATGCTGTTGGATCAACAAGACCAGAATTATCTTCATGCTTATTAATTAGATTCATCCATCTTTCAAATGCTGTTCTAATTTTGAAATCAACATCATTGATAACAGTAATTGTCCAAGGATCAAATGTACGATCTCCTGCAATTTTTAAGTTTCTTCCTCTAAAAGGAACAAGTATTGGTGCAATATTTGAAGCAGGTAACTGTGCTGATTTAACTAAAAATCTACTTTTATCTGCAATTTCATCTTTTGATGAGTCTGTAGGAATTGCATCGTCAGGGAAGAATAGTTCACATTCAAATAAATTAGGACGAGCACCACCCCCGACCATTTTACCCTTGAATGCATCAAGGGTTCTGTCTTTAGTGCTTGGAATGTTTAGGTTAGCCATTTAATTTTTTTCCTCTAGTAAGTTAAACGTTTCCAACGACCTCTTCAAAACTTACTCCTGTGCGTGTTGCAACAAATGTAAGTCCGATAAAGTTAATTGATCTTGCGGGTTTGATGAAAATGTCAGCTCTAAATTGATTTGCATCAATTACGTCTGGTGTGTTATTTGTTTCATCACAAATAACAACAAAGTCAGTGATACCTCTCTTTGCTTTGACATCACGAAGGAAAGGATCAACTATATTTAAGAAGTTTGTTCTTGTAATTACATCATTAAATTCAAACAACTGATCTCTTGCTGCTCTTTCGATTGTATCCTCAACAGTGAGGAACAAACGACGAACATTAATACGATCAAATGCTGATGCAACACCAAGTCCAGTTCTATCACCAAAGAGAATGATTCCTGCACCTGGAGATGCAATCACTGGATTGATTCTCTTCGGATAGATAATGTCTCTTTGTGCTTGTGTTGGATTATATGCAAGTTTAACTGCTCCATTAATTGCTCCTCTGGATGCACCAGCTGGTGAGAACCATGAGAATGAATTAATTGAAGTTCTTGCCATTAATCCACCGATATCTCCATTTAATGGAATATATCTGAACTCATTATTAAATCTATCAAATGTGTATTTGTAACCTGAGTCAAATACAGCATATGATGAAGATTGAAGTGCAGCATAGTAATCAACTATGTTATCTGTTTGTGTATCTGAGTTTGATACATTTACAACTCCTGCACGATGTGGTGATATACATGCGATACAATCTTTTCTTAAGTCTGCAATTGCAATCAATGCTGATGCCTTTGCTTGTGAATCAAAGATAGTAGCACCACCACTTGGGCCCTGTAGAATAAAGTTAATTGTATACTCTGCTGGATTCTTAAGGACATTATATGAATTAATAACATCTCCCTTATCAATTATATAACCAGTGGTTCCAGAATAATCTTTACCACCTTTTAGATCGTAAGATCTATTACCTTCTACATTGAATATTGTGCCTGCAGCATTTGAACCCCAGTTACCTGTTGTTGTACTAAAGTCTTTAATGTCACTATCACCAGCACCAGCACCAATTGCTGTTAATGAGGAGGATTTTCCTGATGGTGCAGCACCTGCGTAGATGTATTCAGATCTATTTGCAAGATAGTTTTTATAGTAAACTTCTTCTGCTGGTTGTCTCTTTCCATCTTTTGCTTTTGAAAGATATAACCATTTTTCAACTACGTTACCTGCAATTCCTGTTGCACTTCCATCCTCATCAATAACTACAACATGCATTTCATCATTTGCACCCTCTCTTGATGCTGCATATTCCGAAGTTCCTGGTTTTTCAGCAATTGTATTCCAAGCAATATCAGCACCTTTGGTTAATCCTAATTTTTGAGAATTATACCAGTCTTTAACTGTAGTTGTTGTGAAGTTAGAAACTGCATCACCATTTTCTTGAATTATAAATGTGGTATTTGTGTTGGTTGTTGTCGATACTCCAGTAGTTCGAGTAAATGTGAATATTGCACCATCACCAGCAGTTGATATACCTGTGATTGCTCTATCAACAGTAACAGTTCCACCGTTAGCGTTACTAAGTGCAATAACTGTTGTTCCTGCAGCTACTGTTGAATTTCCTCCAGTTACCGTTACTATATCACCTAGTGCTATGTCTGAGTCCATACCAGCACCAGCATTAGTGGTTGTGATTCCTGTAATTGTTATGTCATTTGCTAAATCAACTACACCAGATGTTGTTCCGATTCCTGTAGCAGTTTGTGTTGTTTCTGTTTCAGATGTTGATGTTAAAAATTTAAGTTGATCATAATTCGTTGCTGATACAATACCTTCAGCAGTCACCCTATCTACAACTTTTACAGTTATTTGATCAGTTCCAATACCAGCACCTGCCTCAGTTCCAACTCCAGTTATGATACCTCTCATGAATCCAGATCCATAAGCAGAAGTTGTTCCAGCTCCAATTGCAACTCTTCCAGTTATTGGTTGTGTTACACCCATTCCAACTGATATTCCAGCAGTTCCGATACCTGGTAAAGTAATGACTTGATCTGCAAAATGATCAATTGTAAATACTTTTAATCCATTTCCCCATGAGCCAGGATTCTTTGCTGCATAAAACCAATTAGAAGCGAGTGTATAATTTGATGTATAGTCATCATAAGATTTAATTTTCAATGTTACAGAATCTGCACTCACACCTGCATTTGCACTATTTAAATTTGAACCATCAGATCTTAAAACTCTTAATGTACCACCATATGAAAGATATGATGATGCAGTCATCCAATATTCAAATTGTCCGTCTGTGTCTAATGGTTTTCCGTAAGTTGCTATAAGATCTTGCTCGTTCTCTATCAATATCGGTACATCAATGGGGCCTTTTTCAAATGGGCCAGCAATCGCTCCGACCTGTTCTTGTGCTCCAGATATATTACCGATAGTCAAGTCAACTTCTCTTACCTTGACTCCAGGAGATACTAAGTTAAGCGACATGTCTTTCCCTCTTTATAAAAGATTCAATTTTACTAAAAGTATTTATTATTTGCTACTTTTACATTGGGGAAACAATGCATGAACATTACCAGTCTGGATATGACCATTCAGTTGATACCTTACTTTTCTTTCGATTTTTTAAAATTCTTTTGACTGTGCATATCTTACATTCATAAGAATACCCAGATGGAAAGTTTCTTTTGTTTTTACGAATTAGATAAAACTCATTTACTAAATCTTTTGTTTCTCCACAAACTCTACATTTTCTTTCCTGAAAGAGTAAATGTTCAAGAGTAAAACCAAACTCTTCGTTCTTATCCATCAAAGTATAAAGATTGTTTGTGATCCGTCTTTGTTATCTATGATAGTTATTTTCTTTTTTGGAAATGATTTTGATAGTAATCTTTTCAATTTAGCATGCTTAAATGGATTCTTCATTACCGATACTCCCACATATAAGAACGATCTCCATACTCATCAACGTGCCAAGTATCTCCCTCATTATCTACAAAACTACCGTCATCCAACCCATCAGATATAAAACCAAAAGGTGCCATATCTTGTTCAATTTGATTTTTTTGTTCTTCATATAATCTTTTTCTTACGTCTTGATCTGTAAGTTCTTTAAAATAATCTTGTGCAACTAACCATGCGTATATTACAAGGCACATTGCTAAATCATCATTACATCCTTCTTCAGCCTCAAATGAATTACTTTTTGATATAAATGTGGTGAGTTCAGATATTATATTGTAATCTTTAAATAAAAGTTTATTTTCCTCTATCATAGTCTTGAGGTTTAATGCACCAACCTTTTTGACCGTCTTTGACATTTTAACTCCAAGTTGAGTTTTCTTTCCACTAAATCCCTGTCCTACAATTTGACCAGCACGACCTCTCATGGAGCACATTAGTAAATTTTCATATTCTAAATCAAAATTTAATATTGATGCTATTTGGTCTCCGATATCATTTACTTCACATAGGATAAAAGATTGATTATAATTTGTTGCTACTTCATATATGATATTTGGAAATAACATTGGTTTGATTTCGTTGTTTCGATATTTAGCCACAACTTTATGTGGAAACTCAGTAATATCGGTCAAAACAAATGCAGAATAATCTTCACCAACTCCTCGTGCAACATCAACCGTCATTAAGTAATCATGGTCTTTTTCTGGAGGGATGTAAATATCCAATCCTGCATTTTGTTGTATTGGATTTTCATACACTAAAGATTTAAGTTTACTTGGTGCAATTAAAGTATCAATAGATCCTAAGAACTCACACTCAAACTCAATTTTAAATTGCTGTTCTGATGTGTTTGCTATCGTTTGTTTTTTCCACTTTGCATTTCTACCTGGTACTTCAGACCAGTGAACATCAGTCGGTGTATATTCATTTTTTCCTCTTTCTGCATCATGCCACAATCGGTAGAAATGATTCATACCATGTGGAGTAGAAACTATG